TTTGTGCAACCTTAACACAAACAGGTGGATCTGACGGAAGCGTTACGTTAACTATCACAGGAGCGTAGTATGCCCAACACTACCTCTGGTTCTTATGTCTTTGACAAGAACCTCGGAATCGATGAAATTATTGAAGATGCATACGAACGTATTGGTATGCAAGGTGTTTCTGGTTATCAATTAAAAACTGCGAAACGATCTTTAAATATTTTATTTTCTGAATGGGGTAATAGAGGTTTACATTTTTGGGAAGTAAAAAATCAAAATGTATCTTTAGTAGATGGTCAAGCAGTTTATACTTTCTTTAGATCACCATCTGATGGTACGTCAAGCGGTATTAGTACAACTTTATCTGCAGGTATAAATTCTAGTGTTGCAACTATTGGTGTTGCTTCTGTTACTGGAATGCCGACAACAGGTGGAATTATAACAATTGGAACTGAACAAATTACTTATTCAGGTATCTCATCATTAAATTTAACAGGATGTGTTAGAGGTGTTAATGGCAGCACGGCTGCGACTCACACTACTGGTGATGCTGTTTTACAATTTCCAAATGGAATGACAGATATACAAGAATTGAATTATAGAGTTGCATCTACAAACGTAGATACACCTATGACAAAAATTAGTAGATCACAGTATCAAGGATTTTCTAATAAAACTTCAAAAGGTTTACCTACACAATATTGGGTTCAAAGATTTATAGATAAGGTTACAGTTACTTTATATTTAACACCAGGTACTTCACAAGCTGGTGATTTTATAAATTTTTATTACACAAAAAGAATTGACGATGTAGGTGCTTATACAAATGCAAGTGATGTACCTTACAGATTTGTCCCATGCATGATTGCAGGTTTGTCTTATTATTTAGCTGTAAAATATGCACCACAAAGAGTTCAAGAATTAAAATTATTATATGAAGATGAATTGTTAAGAGCAGAAGATGAAGACGGATCTTCTAACTCTACATATATATCTCCTAAAATATATTATCCGGGTATTGGTTAATGACTACTTTTTCTCAAGGTAAATATGCTTTAGCTATTTCAGATAGATCAGGCATGGCTTTTCCATATAACGAAATGGTTAAAGAATGGAATGGTGCCTTGGTCCATGTTTCAGAATACGAGCCTAAACAACCACAGTTAGATCCTAAACCAACAAGTGCAGATCCACAAGCTTTACAAAGAGCAAGAACTGCTAGAACAGAATTTCCAACAGAAGATTTTTTACCAAACAATCCTATTACAACTACAGCTGCTGATGCAACTGTTTCTATAGCTTTTGAGAATGGTGCTATGCAGGTCAATGATTTTATTAGATTAAGAGATATTAAATCTCCAGTAGGTGGAGTTGCAATTTCAACACTACAATTATCAACAACTTTAAATGGGGCGATAACAGATAGCGACACTACAATTAACTTAACAGATGGTTCTGAATTTCCAACATCTGGTTTTATTGTAATAGAAAAAGTAAACAGCACAACAGGAATTTATGAAAACGAAGTTATTGAGTACACAGGAAGATCTACACATCAATTAACAGGCTGTACTAGAGGAACAAGTGCACCTTACAGAGGTGTGTCTCCTACATCTACAGTTGCAAGTTCACATAGTAATTTAGCTAAAGTTTTTGGAGCTTATAAAATATCTTTTCTTGAAGAAACAGAAGCACTTGCTGGATATAATGATAGCAATGGTAATCCTGCTCTTACAACAACACAGGTAGGTTTTGGTTTTGAACTTGTTAGTAATGCTAGTAGCACAGAAACAGGAGGCGGTTTTCAGTGTACAATTGGACCGATAAATGATAGGGCTTAATTATGTCAGGAGTTAAAAAATACGATTACAGCACACTAACTACAGCAATAAGAGACTATACAGAAGTAGGTTCTGATGTCTTAACTACAACTGTTGTTGATGGTATTATTATGGCTGCTGAGTTTAGAATTTATCAAGAGCTTCCTATGGATTCTCAAAGATTTGTTCAAGAAGGTACTTTAGTTGCAAATGATAATACAATTAATTCACCGGCTGGAGCTTTATTTATAAGAGGTGTAGAAGTGTTTGAATCGACAGCTAATACTGAAGGTAATGGAAAATGGTTAGAGAAAAAAGATCAAACCTACTTATCAGAGTTTGTTGACAGAAAATTTGGACCATCTGGAGAAATACAATCTCCTACAGATACAACTAATTCCGTAACTGGTTTTCCTAAATATTATGCTATGTTTGGAGGTGCTGATAACACTACAGATACTTCATCCGGAGGAATGTATTTAGCTCCCACACCTGATGCTAATTATATGTTTAGAATCTATTATAACAAAATGCCTAATGGCCTTGGGTCAGGCACTGGTTTTAATAACAATACTTACTTAAGCACATATTTTCCTCAAGGGCTTTTATATGCATGTTTAGTAGAAGCTTTTGGATATTTAAAAGGTCCAATAGATATGTTGACATATTATGAAAATAGATATAAAAATGCAATACAACAGTTCGCAGGAATGCAACTTGGAAGACGAAGACGAGACGACTATACTGACGGAACAGTTAGAATACCAGTTAAGTCCCCGTCTCCGTAACAAGGAGTAAAAAATTATGGCAATATCATCGGCAATTTGTAACAGCTTTAAACAAGAAATTTTAGTTGGTACTCACAACTTTACGGCATCATCTGGAGACTCTTTTAAATTAGCAATGTTTACTAGTTCAGCATCTTTAGGTGCTGGTACAACAGCTTACAGTACATCAAACGAAATATCAGGAACTGGATACACAGCTGGAGGACAAGCACTTACAAGTGTCACTCCTGTTTTAGATGGTTCAACAGCAGTTTGTGATTTTGCAGATATTAGTTTTACTTCTGCATCTTTTACAGCTAATGGTTGTTTAATATATAATGATGATCAATCTGATAAAGCAGTTTGTGTAGTAGCATTCGGCGGAGACAAAACTGTATCTAGCGGAACTTTCACAATTCAATTTCCAGCAGCAGCAGCTTCAACAGCTATAGTTCGTATAGCATAAGGAGTAAGTCCTTATGGCTAATACTTGGAACGAAGCCGGTACTACCTGGGGCACAAATCGTTGGGGTACAACCAACGAAATTACTCAAGGTTGGGGTGCTGATTCTTGGGGCACCGGTGGTTCATGGGGACAAGCTACTGATGAGTTAGTTCCTTTAACAGGATTATCAGCAACATCAGCATTAGGATCAATTACAGTAGTACAAAGACCTGGTTGGGGTACGTTAGACTGGGGTGAAAATGGTTGGGGTACTGTTGAGTCAGCAGTGCTTAATTTAACTGCTCCTACTGAAATGACTTCTAGTGTAGGAGCGATAACTCCTGCAGACGTAGTTGGATTAACTGGTCAAGAAGCAACAAGTTCTGTTGGAGAATTTACGTTTATTTTATCTCCTACAATTACACCGACAGGTCAAGTAGCAACTGTTTCTGAAGGTCAATTTAATATAAATAATGGTGCAGATCATACTCAAGGTTTAACAACTTTAGTTGGAACAACTGCAGTTGGTTCTATAACTTTGGGAATAGGTGTTCCTTTAACAGGAGTTGAAGCAACTTCTTCTGTAGGTGAAATTACAACAAGTGATGCACAAGTAACCAACTTAACTGGTGTAGGAGCTACTTCTTCTGTAGGATCTATTGTAACTGGGATAGGAGTTCCTTTAACAGGAGTTTCTGCAACGGTTTCTGTAGGTACAATTTCACCAGCAGATGTTATGGGATTAACTGGACAAGAAGCAACTGCAGAAGTAGGCACAACAGGCTTTGGAACTATAGCATATAAAGATATTGACATAACAGGAATTACATCTTATACAGATGTAACGCACGTAGCTTAGGAGAAAAAATTATGGCATCAACTTATACACCTCTCGGTATAGAATTAATGGCAACCGGTGAAAACGCTGGTACATGGGGAACAAAAACTAATACAAATTTACAAATATTTGAACAAATATCTGGTGGATTTACTACGCAAGCAGTAACAAGTGGTGGCACAGTTAACTTACCTGTTTCAGATGGATCAACTGGTGCAACTCTTGCACACAGAATGATTGAGTTTACAGGGTCATTATCTGATAATGCAGTTGTTACGATACCTTTAGACGTTCAGACATTTTATTTTTTAAGAAATTCAACAACAGGTGCATACACAGTACAGTTTAAATATGTAACTGGTTCAGGAGATTC